GACCAGTGACAGTCGTACCCCGAGGGATTAAATTACAGAGCGTTTCCGATCCATGCAGTGTCTGCAGATTCAGACACGACAGTCTTGCCTTTAGGTTGCGCGGACACGTGATGTGAAACACCGAGCGTGTACTGGACAACACCTTTAGCTGACTGACCGCCGGCCTCAACACTGATCACGGTAGCGTTAGGTGACTGCTTGTAATTCAACCGACGATTGTCGATACGAATTGTTTTACCTTCACCTTTAGCCGAGCGCATGCGACCACCATTTATTTTGAAAGCCCGGCCTTTATCGGCAGCACTTTGCAGCTTATTAGCCACAGCAAATGCACGTTCCTGGGTTTCTTTATAGTCGGCAGTCAGCTCCGCCTCTTTAACAATGATGATCACATCAGTGTCAGAGATTGACGATGCGTCCAACTCGCTACCTGAGATCATGTGAACATGACCGTCTACAGGAGCACCAACAACTTTAGGTCTGCTGGAATGACCTTTTGAACTGTTGCCTTTATCTGGCATAACTATAACCTCACGATTTAAGTAATAAGAAAATAATTTTTCGACAGTCAGAAAAACGACATCAAAAAATTGTGGAAACAGCCCTGTAAAATCAAGATTTAAAATTTCAAAATCCCGATTCACTACTATAGGGAACTACTAGCAAAATGTTGAACAAAAAAATGGAAAATATTTTACTTTTTTAAAAAGTTTTTTACAGGATCAAGAACCCTAGAAAATGGGGTTGTCAAATAGTAGAATTGTGCTAAGCGGTCACACTTCCGTGAACTGCTTTGTACTTTTACAACTCGAAATAGATAAAGATATGATGTACTCATTTATGTACTTATACAATCTCGTTCAATCAGATAGATTGTTACGACTCACTAATTCCATTGCTTGCGACCAGGGCGACGTTATGAAAGGATTTATTAAAAAGTTCATTTCTAACGACTCTAACATTTGGCAAAAGCATACGGCCGAAGATATTTATCATGACTCACTTATTAAGTGGCGTGAAGTTTCTCTTCTTAAAAACGATGACCTAGGTTTTAAACTAAGTTATGAAGACAAGCAACATAGGCTGCAAGAATTAAGAGCAAGCAAACTAGATAATGTTTTTGCGCGAGATATTGTAGAGACATACTCACCCGAGAGATTATCTCAAAACCTAACGGAAACGATTAAAAACTACATCCGAGACCTATTTAAAAAACAGTATCCGAATGACCTAGGCGATATAGAAGTTTATGCTCATGAAGAAACGGAGAAGAAGAGTTATGCGATATCGCTTGATGTAATCAATCAAGAAATGCGCGACACTTTATCACCGCTAGAATACTCGGCCTTTAAAAATAGTGCGGATGGTAACCACCCTAAAGTAAGATTAGCCGATGGCTCATTTTGCAAGCAAGGGATGCAACATCTAAAAGCACTTAACCGCGCTAGGAAAAAACTAGCAAAGAATGAATTTTTAGTTACTCGTTTAAGAGGATTATAAATATCCTCATTACAAAACCCTCAACATAATTTGTTGGGGGTTTTTTTTATTGCAGGATCTTTCGCTTGATGGGTTGTGCGACCAGGTGGCAAAATGCAAAAAAATTTTTTTCGTGGATCAGGCACAATTGCAATATCCTAAACGGTGGACTTAGCAGGATCTGGGTTTATATCATATTTGTACGTACAATTCAATAGGAACAAAGAAAAATTTGTAATTGCAACATCCTAGCGCAAAAAATGGGGGCGCACCCTTCCGGGCCGGACGCTCCCCCCCGCCCCAAGCCACCGTTAATTAAAATATGTTACACTTGTCTCATGCAGTCAGACGACATACGCAAGAATATAGAGGCAATGTGGTTAGATCCACTAGAGTTTGGTCGTGCCCTTGGGTACAAAGGAGTAGTTGGGCGCAAAGAGTTCGGCTCATTCCACGATGAGATGATGCGCCACGCCTATTCCCAACCTCGCACTAGCACAATCGTACCGCGGGGCCACGCGAAGAGCACATGCCTTACTGTCATCGACACATGTTGGCATCTCCTCCGTCATCCCGAAAGCCGCAACCTCCTGGCCTCCGCCACCCTTGACCTCGCCAAGAAACTTGTAGGTGAAATCCGCGACCGACTCAACGGCGACCTCGAACTTGCACCAGGGGTCTTCCTCCCCGTCCGCGAGGTGTTCCCTTGGATTGCGCCGACGGGCGACCGCAGAAAATCCGGCCCTACGGATCAACTCAACATCCAAGGCCGAACGGGCACGGGGCGGGAGCCTTCGGTCTTCGCGGCCTCGGTCGAGTCAAACCTTGCCGGTAACCACCCGACCCGCGCCGTGATCGACGACCCCGCCAACGAACAGAACAGCCGGACCTACGCTCGCCGCCAAAAAGTAATCGAGTTCATCGAAACGCTCGAACCTCTGATGTACGCGCCCGACTCACCCATCCGCCACATCGGAACCCCTTGGGCATTCTCGGATGTCACGACCTACCTCGCCGACCGCGAAGACTGGTCGCAGTTCCGCTTCAGCGTATGGGATGGTGTCAACCCCGAAACGGGAGAAAAAGATGGAAAGGGACCGGGGCCTAAAGGGGGGTGGGCCTTGTGTCCCTCATTCCTCACTGAGTCAGAAATCCAGCAGAAGGCAGAAGCATTATCAAAACAATTTTTTGCCGCGCAATATCTATGTAGTCCAATCCCTGCAGAGGAGGCCATCTTTGAGCCAGAGTTAATCCAAGCCGCCTCGCATACTTACAACTCTCCCGACGATTTACCTGACGGACCAGAGATACTTCTTTACGATCCCGTCGCAAGAATCAGTGGCGTATCTGGAGACCTCAATGCTATCGTCATCGTTAAAGCCTTACCAGCACAGCAGTTAGGACTGAAGGGATTTCCCCCTGATCGTAATATCTTTATCCCTGTTTACGCACACGAGATAGCAGGTGGTGCAGACCTAGCCGCGCAACACATTGAAGGACTTGCTGCCGAACGTAAGGCCCTAAAGAGTATATGGATTGAGCAAGTAGCAAGCCAATCTCTATTCGGACCCTGGCTAGAAGAAAGAGGGAAAATAAAAGGAGTACGAATACGTGGACAAAAAATAGGAACCTCATCACTTACTTATCGGCTAATGGGCCTTCAAACTGGAATGAGAAAGGGATATATTTTATTTCCGCAGAAATTTCCTGGTAGCGAACTACTCAAACGTCGCCTAGTCGAATATCCTAAATCTGAATCGGATGACCTAGTATCTGCATTTGCATTGCTATCTACCCACCTAGAGCGACGCGGGAGCCTCCCAGGGGTTGACTATACCCCACAAATCGGTTACAATCTAGACCCTATGGCGTTAACCCGCCCTGCGTCCGGTGGGTGGCCAAGTTAATTATGCCAAAGCTAAAAGAAGATCAATCCTCTGCACTCAAGGACCTCGTCGAAAAGGCGATGCGAGATGTGCGCCCAAACATTACAGCTAACCAAGATATAATAGCAGACCTGTATACAGGACGTGATCCAGGGGGAACAGAGTATAAGTTACCTTCTGAAGGTGTACCTTGGAATGAGATTCCAGATTTAACAGGAGGGCATTACAATGCTCCGGATACTACGGCTAACCTTTTCTTATCTCGCCTTCGTCAGATTGTAGTATCTACAACTCCAGGGCGACCTAACTTTGAAGTCAGTCCGTTAGTACCAGGGGCAGTACATTTAACTGAAACCCAACAAACACTAACAGATGTTCTACTTCGTCAAACAAATATTCAAGAAGTATTCGAACGTGCTGCTTTTCTTGGTCCTACTCAAAATTATTTTGGTATTAAGCTCCTTCCTGATCCTAACAATGCAGATGTACTTAGACGGCTACGCTTCGAGGCAATAGAGTCTGAGTTCTGCGGATACGAGCCACACCAACGTAGGTTTTCTTGGCACACGTATAACAAACAATGGGGAGACTTACCTAAGTCCCAACGTCCTGTCATAAAGCCAGGCATGCGTAAAATGGAAGATTGGGATATGGTTTCAGTAACAGAAGTATTCCATGAAGGTTTATCTATGGGTAAACAATATAAATATCCTATGTCTACTTTTGTAAACCTAGAAGGAAAGATATGGGAGCGTCGCCGTAAAACTCCACGCTTAGGCGACTACGTAGGAACGGAAGCACTCCCTGCACCTGTACTAATCATAGATAGATATTTAGACTCCGCACCTAGAGAGGACATTCCTCCTGCTGAAGTTTCTTCGTGGGTACCACTGATGCG